TTGTCGAACACATGGGATTCAACCTGGGCAATGCCGTGAAATACATCTGGCGCGCCGACAGTAAAGGAAACGCAATAGAAGATTTACGCAAAGCTGCCTGGTATATTGCCAGAGAAATCGAACGTAGACAAAAGAGCAGCGCATGAAATCGGGCGGCAACTGGGGCATCGTTAACCGCGCCGTGGTCAAGGGCATCGGCCCGCAAGGCGGTGTGCTGGTGGAGGTGCCGGCGTTCGCCCCCGGCGGGGTGATGGGGCCCATCCCCACGGTGGTGCCCAACCTCGCGATCGGTGAATCGGTGCTGGTGGCCAGCATCTCGACGTCGCGAGACACGCTGGTGGTGATCGGGCGTGTGCCCGGCCGGGCCTCCACCATTGACGAGATCCCCGCGCTGGCGGCCACGATCGCCGCGTTGCAGTCCGCGGACAGCTCCGCCGCGAGCCGCCTGACCACCGCCGAAGGCCGGCTCAACACCCACGACACCCGTTTCACCACCGACGAGGGATTGATCTCCGCCAACACCACGGCGATCTCCACGCACGTGCACACGAGCACGCCGGGCAACTACGCAGTCGGCGGCAACGAAACCGTGACCGGCACGCTGGCGGCCGGCGCCACCACCGTGGCCAGTCTCAACGCTGGATCTGGAGCCGTCACCACCACGGGTGCGGTGAACGCCGGCACAGTGGTGGCTTCTGGTGCGGCCAGCGCGGCCAGCTACACGGCTACCGGATCGCTGTCCGCCGAGGCGACGAAGTTCACCACAGCCACGGTGAGCGCAGATCTCATCCGGGCTGCGGCCCGATTCAACCCGCCGGCTGGCGCGCTGGGCGGCGCGGCGGCGCGGGATGTGCGCCAGCCCGTGGTTCACGCCGGCAGCGGCGCGATCAGCGTCACCCCCACTACTGAGGTCGCGCTGTTCACCTTCCTATTTACTCCCCGGTCGGATTGCAACCCGCGGGTGCATCTGCATTTTTCCGGTTTTTGTAGCGTGGCCGGGGGGGCGGTTGCCGGCACCACGGGCCAGATCAACATCCGCACTAAGATCATCAAAGATTCGGACAGTTCGGTCATTCTCGATGCCGGGTTCAGTCGCAACATGTACGCCATCGTCGCGACCAATGACAAGCGCGCCCGAGCCGAACCCAACTTCATCCTCCCCCTCGACTGCGCCCTCGTCGCCGCCACCACCTACCGGCTGGCGGTCAGCGCCCAGGCCGACGTCAACCTCAGCGGCGCCGTAACCGTCGATGGTTGGGCGGCCTCGGTGATGGAGGTCGCCCGCGCCGTGTGAGGACCGCTACGGTGCCCGAATGGCGCGACGCATCCATCTAGTCGGCACCACCTACACCGGCAGTCCCGACGCGGTGATCGCTCAATCGATCAAGCGATTTGGCGATCACCTCGAATCGGTCCCCGAGGAGACCAGCCGCCCCAACTGGGTTATCGAAATGATCGAGGCCCGCGCAACCAACCCGTATTTGCGCACCGTGCGGCGCTCCCGCTTCAGCGAACCCCGCGCACTGCGCCCGATATTGGACCCGCCGCGCTACATGGTGCGTCGCGGGCACACGTTGACCGCCACCGACCTCGACCTGCCCTACGCCGCCGAGGCCGCCATATCAGCGCCGATAATCGCCGAACTGGCCCCCCGGCTGCGCCCTCAGTACGGCATACCCGGCCCGTTGAACGTCGCCGCATTCTCCTGGCTGCGCCCGCTGGCCTACTACGACCTGGAAGCCAAAGCCGCTCAAGAGCAGGTCGAGGCCATCCATAAACTCACCGGCAGCCGGGCCCTGTACCAGTTGGAGATCCCCCTGGAAACGGTGGCCGTGGCGAAAGCCCCACGGTCGCAGCAGGTGCGAGTGGCCCGCGCCATGGCCAGACGAGCCTGCGACTTCATAGCCGGCACCCCCTCAGGCAGCGAATGGGTGATCCATTTGTGCGTAGGAAACAAAAACGACGAACCGTTGGTGAACCTGTCCGACACCAGTCCGTTAGTGCATTTGGCCAATGCCCTGCTCGAATACTGGCCAGCCGATCAAATCTTGCACGGCGTGCACTTCCCCCTGGGTAGCAGTCGCAATCCGGTTCCGACCGGATTGGCCTACTACACCCCCCTGGGCGACCTCGCCCTCCCGCGCGATGTGCACCTCTTGGCGGGCTTCGTCCGCACTGACGTGCGCACCGCTGAATCCTGCTGGGACCAATGGGTGGATCAGCACCGGCAAGCGCGCGACCACATTGAGGCTGCGGCCGACCGGGGCGAACTGGGAATGTCCACGCCCTGCGGATGGCGCCGCCAGCCCGGAGCCGCCCACTCCACCACACAACTGCTGCTGGCGATGACCGGCGACTAGCCCGCGCGCCACCACCGGCGATCACCTCTGGTCATGCCAGGATGCGGCGCGTGGCGCCCGTTTGGCATTTCCCGTTCCAGCTCGGCCCCGGCGGTGCCGTGGCCACCGTTGAGCAGGACTCCGACCAGGACATTGAGAACCTGATCGCCGTGGCATGCCTGACCCGCCCCGGCGAGCGCAGCCAAGCGCCCTCCTTCGGCATCGCCGACCCGGCCTTCACCGGGTGGGAACTGCAAGCCTTGGAGCGCCACTGCCTGGACTTCGGTCCCGCGGTAAACGTGAACTCCGTGGTGGTCAACCGCACCAGTGACGTCAACGGGGACCGCGAGATGGTCACCGTCAGCTGGGAAAGGAAAACCGCCAGCCGATGAGCCAGCCCCTATCCCGACCCCCCGCTGATCTCGGCGCCTACGTTGATCTGCGCATCTATGACGTTCCCGCCCAGGAACTCATCGACGCGATGATCACGATGTACCAGATTCAAAACCCCGGCTGGGTTGCTCGCGAAGGTAACACCGAAGTCCTGCTCATGGAGGCCATCGCGCTGGCAGTCGCCGAAAACGTGGTCGCCATCAACCGGCTACCGGGCGCGGTGGTCGAGGCGATCCTCGGGCTGGCCGGGGTGTCGCGCGACTTCGGGGCACCAGCCACCGCCACAGCCACCATCCAGGTCGCCGACAACCTGGGCTACACCATCCCCACCGGCACCCGGTTCTACCTCACCTTGGCCACCGGGCAGGTGGTGGTGTTCCTCGCACAGGCCCCCGACACTCAAATCGCCTCGGGGCAAACCTCCGCCACCGTCAACCTGATCAGCCAAATCAACACCGCCGCAGCCAACGGGGTCGCCGCGGGCGCCCGGCTCGTGCTCGCCGACCAGCTCAACATGATCCAGTCCATTGCGTTGGCCAGCACCGTGGCCGGCGGGCGCGACCCGGAAACCG